ATGTGTATGACCACGATGAGAATGACTATGTGCGTAATGAAGATGGCACTCTTGCCTTATTCAATATTCCTGACTACGACTATTCATACATTGGTGATGATGTTGATGTAGACACACTTGAGTTGCGTGATAAAGGAGATGATTATGATAACGCTTAACCTACCAAAGAAACAAGTCAACGCCATACTGGTAGCACTTGACACAGAAATTGATTACACATTTGATACACACGGCAGACCTGACTGGGAAACATTCCCTGAGTTTGCGGCAATGTTGATGGCTTATTATACAACACGTTGTAAGTTTGAAGAAAGTGAACTAACAAAGCCGAATAAACACATGACAACGCCACAGAAATATATGGCTGAAGCAAGGGAAATCCAGAGGAGAATTGACAACGATGGCTAAAGATAAAACACTATGGATACAGCTAACACCCACACAGGCCAATGCTTTGATGGTGATGCTGGATGGAGAGATGGAAAGTCGCTTTAGATATGAGGGACTTGACCTCAAGGAATGGGAAACTCTTGACCTAGAAGCCTACAAGATACTGGCTTATCACAAGTTCAAGACATGGTACATGGAGAATTGCAGTGAATAGACTAAGCAAAGAATACTGGGATAGCGTAGTTAAACTGCGGGATGATATGCTAATTAAATATAAAAAGGAGATTGAAAATGACAAAGAAAAAAGAGAAGACACAATGGGAAATCAACCAAGAACAGGCTGCTGCCACATGGAAAAGCATGACACCTAAACAGCAACAGGCTGTACTGGAAATGCTACAGGCTTTCGTACCTATCAGACAAGCAGTGTCTGAGTTATGTGACATAAGCTACGAGGACTTACGCAACATGGATCAGGCATGGTACACGTTAAGGCGATTACTTGTTGATGACAGTGTTGAAGTAAAATACTGGAACTATTAAAGTTGACATTTGCTAGAATATAATATATAACAGGGTATCAATTAACGATAGGAGAATAATTATGCTAGAATATATTCCAGAACACCTCGACTTTAATGTTGAGTTTGAGCCGACTAAAGTTGCTGACAAAAAGTATGTCATAAACGGCAACACAGGTGACTACATTGGCATCGTAGGCAATGGTTTCACATGTGCATCGCACACTGACTTTTTCACTAACGTCATGCAGACTACTACAGAAACCCTGTCTGAGCATGACATGGAAAATGCACAGGTATACTGGCGCAGCGCACACAAGGATGGCTGGGCTATGATGGATGTGACCCTGCCTAATGTGCAGGCTAAGATCACCACCGACAAGCACGAGACTACCTTGATGAAGCGGATCATTGCTTTGCACGGTGTCAACGGCACTTGTTCTAACACCACTATCTTTGGTGCTATCGACTTTTTCTGTCTCAACGGGCAGATCACAGGCGATCACAGTAAAGTGATGCGTAAGAACACATCCAACTTCAGCCTCGACAGGTTCATCACTGAACTGCACAAGTCACAACAGGACTTCACTGCACAGGCAGAACAGATGCAGCGTTGGGCTAACACTAGCCTTGCCCATGTAGATGTTAAAGCTATGCTTGAAGGCATTATGAAGTCTGACAAAAAGTCAGAGAAGATGTATGGCTTATACAATCAGGAAGTCAGTGTGCGTGGACGTAATCTGTGGGCATTATACTCAGCCTTCACCAACTATGCTACCTATGCCGATGAGCGTAATGGCTTTGCCCTGCGTAATACAGGTAAGGACACACAAGCTATCTCAATGTTCAAGCGTGAGATTGATGTGGCTGGTTGGATTAATACACCACAGTTTCAAGCAATGGAAGCAGCATAATGAAACTAAAAAAGGTAGCCAATGAATACTATTCTTCCCATGATTACAAGAACTTGAGGGATGAAACTAAAGCACACTATCAGTATTGCTTAACCAACGCATTGGCTACCTCTGTCGATGGGGTAGTCATTGGTGATGTCGATGTCACCAAAATGTCAACCAAACAATCCAAATTAGCTTATGACCAATGGTGTGATCGTGGTATCTCGACTGCGAATCACATCATGGCTGTCACCAGAATACTTTTTAACTACGCAGTAAGAATGGAACACTGTAACATCAATCCTTTCGCTACGGTACGTAGGAGAGCCACACAACCGCGTAAGGTGGTATGGACGAAGGGTGATGTCAGAAAGTTGTTAGACGCCGCCTACAGCGATTTTAGCACCCGTAACATAGGTTTGATTGCACACATGGCCTATGAATGGTGTCAACGAGTGGGTGACATGCGTTTGCTTACGTGGGACATGTTGGATTTTGAGACTAAACGTGTAATAATACAACAGTCCAAGCGTAATGCGCAGGTTGAGCTACCCATAGATGACAATTTACTTGACATGCTTATACAACAAGAGCAAGACTTTGGCTTTCAGCAGTATGTTGCACCTAGACCCCAGCCATATCGTGGCGTATACGAACCATACACGATGTATAAGCTACCGTTACATGCACGTAAGCTGATGGATGAGGCAGGACTGGCAAAAGAATTACGTCTGTCTGATTTACGCCGCACAGGTGTTACAGAGATGGTGGATGCTGATGTAGGAATAGGACAAATCATGTCGGTTACAGGACATGCTAACCCGCAATCGGTTAAACCTTATTTAAAAAATACGTATACAAGTGCAAATAATGCCTTGACAGCACGTAAGAATACATGATATAAGCATTTAACTGCCGCAGGGAACTATATATATATATGTTATAATATATATAATAGTATACATATAGAAAGGATATATAAATGATAAATATAAATGACTTTGACATAGCCAACGGCGAGACAAAGCGCATGAACTGTCCTGAATGTGGTGGTTATAAAACATTTACGGTGACAAACAACATGGGTAGTATCATATGGAATTGCTACAAGGTATCTTGTCGTGTCAGTGGTGGCACACGTGTACACTTATCTGTAGATGATATACGTTCTGGCTTCTTGGGTGCGGAGCAATTCGCTACAGAGCCATTTGAACTGCCTAGCTACATCGTACCACACAGAGATAAGCGTACTGTGTTAAACTTCTGCTTCCGCTACAAGCTAGACCCAGATGAGTTAGGCGTAATGTATGATGTGAAGGATGACAGGGTTGTGTTTCCTGTTGTGCATGATGGGAAGATTGTAGATGCTACGGGCCGTGCTATCGGTAAGCGTCTACCTAAATGGAAAAGATATGGAAAAAGTGGCTTGCCATACACGTATGGTTGTGGTAAAGTCGCAGTTGTTGTTGAGGACTGTGTAAGCGCAGCCGTTGTTGGTTACGGCTCCTTTGTCGGGGTTGCGCTTCTTGGGACATCTCTACAAGAGGCGCATAAAGGGTATCTTGCACAGTTCTCAACAGCGATTATAGCATTAGACCCCGATGCATTACCGAAGACGCTACAGATGGCGAAGGAATTACGGGGACACGTCAACGATGTTCGTGTACTCAAGCTGAAAGATGACTTGAAATATCGTAACCCGACAGATATGGAGAATTTATATGGAATTATCACTGATTAGAAGTTTGATGGACAAGGAGTTCTACGAAGATCATCGTGGCGCACGTTGTCCTGACCGTTTGTTTAGCAAAGACGTGCGCAAGATTAAGCAGGCTATTGATACAGCTATGGATCGTTATGAACGTACTGTAACACCCGATGAGATTGAGGCATTGTTTATGTCAAACAACCCAACTATCACTACTGCGCAGAAGCAGGCATACTCTGCTTTGTTTCACAAGATTAAGGCAGAACAACCTATGGGCAGTGACATAGCGCAAGAGGTGCTGTCTAAACTGTTTCAACAGGTGGTTGGTGAAGACATTGCCAATCTAGGATTCGACTACGTTAACGGTGACAAATCTAGCCTTGAGCCGCTACGTATGTTGCTTGAGCAGTATGGAGATGACTTCACACCCGATCTAAACATTGAGTGGGATGACATTGACATGGACACATTGCTGCTACGTAATGACCTTGAAGCACGATGGACATTCAATATCCCTAGCCTTACACGTAAGGTTGAGGGGGTAAACGCAGGACACCTGATTGAGATTGGTGCAAGACCTAATACCGGCAAAACATCCTTCCACGCCAGCTTGATCGCAAGTCCGGGCGGCTTTGCACAACAAGGTGCTAGCTGCATTGTGTTATGTAACGAAGAAGGCTACCATCGTGTAGGTGCTAGATACCTTACTGCTGCCACAGGCATGACTATGCAGGAGATTAAGAAGAACCCTGCCAAGGCTCGTGAATTGTATGAGCCTGTAAAGAACCGCATCAAGATCAAGGATGCTACAGGTAGGGACATGAATTGGGTGGAGTCTGTATGCAAGTCTTACAAGCCAGACATCGTTCTTCTTGATATGGGTGATAAGTTCGCTAAAGGTGGATTTGCCAGACAGGATGAATCACTCAAGGCTAATGCCGTACACGCTAGGCAGATTGCCAAGCAATATGAGTGTGCTGTATTCTACATGTCTCAGCTATCTGCAGATGCAGAAGGCAAGGTTCTTTTGAACCAGTCAATGATGGAAGGCTCACGTACAGGTAAGGCCGCTGAAGCTGACCTGATGGTCTTGATTGCTAAGAACCCGCCAGTAGACAACCAAGACGAAGAAGACACACAACGTCACCTCAACGTGGTAAAAAATAAGTTGACAGGTTGGCATGGCGTGGTACACTGTGAACTTGAGTATAGAACAGCGAGGTACACGGGATGAAATTAACACTTGATGTAGAGAACACAACAACAACAAGGGATGGTAAGTTACACCTTGATCCCTTTGAATCAGAGAACTCACTTACACTCGTGGGTATGCTGAATGACCAAGGGGTTGAACGTATCATTACCTTTGACCACAGTGAAGTTGATGCCACACCAGATGGACACGCTATCGTGCAGCAGTGGCTTGATGACACTACGGTGCTTATCTGTCATAACGCAGCTTATGATTTGCTCTGGCTTTGGGAGTCAGGCTTTACATACAATGGTACTGTGTTTGACACAATGCTTGCTGAGTATGTGTTGCAGCGGGGGAACAAAGAACCTCTGTCTCTTGAGGCATGTGCGGAACGCTACGAGTTGGAAACTAAGAAGCAGGACACGCTAAAAGAATACTTTAGGAAGGGGTATAGCACACGTGACATACCACATGATGAGTTGTGCGAGTACTTGTCTGCTGACCTTAACGCTACACAACAGCTATGTGACAAACTAATGTATCGCTTGAATACGCCTAAAGATAGTGGCTTACGTGGCACAGTCGATCTCACTAATCAGGTATGTGTTACACTTGCACGTATCTACCAGCGTGGATTTGCTGTTGATATGTCTAAGTTAGATGAGGTGAAAACAGAGTTTGAGCAAGAGCGTGAGGATTTAGAGAGAGCGTTGCAGTCACATGTGCGTCACGTAATGGGTGACACGCCTATCAATCTTAACAGTCCAGAACAATTAGGCTGGGTTATTTATGGTAGGAAAGTCATTGATAAAACAGATTGGGCTAGTAAGATAGACCCCTACATGGATGACGTGTCGTTTCGCAGTATGGTTTCTTACGGCACAGAACGTCTGTATAAAACTGTAGCACAACAGTGCCACACCTGCGGGGGTACAGGTTACGTCCGTAAGACAAAGAAGAACGGTGAGCCTTTTGCTAAACCCAGCAGATGCGCTGAATGTAATACAGAAGGGTTTCTGTTTATACCATCAGACACTTTGGCAGGTTTCAAGTTCAAGCCACCATCATCTAAGTGGTTGAGTGCAAACGGTTTTAGCACTAGTAAGCAGAACCTTGAACTACTAGAAGCAGGGGCTAAGAGCAAAGGTATGGATGATGCAGTTGACTTCTTGTACAAGGTACGCAGGCTTAGTGCAGTTGACACATACCTGTCCTCTTTTGTTGAGGGTATACGTAACTACACTAAGCAGGATGGTAAGCTGCATGTTAGCTTACTACAGCATCGCACCTCTACTGGTCGCTTTAGTGGTGCTAATCCTAACATGCAGAACATGCCACGTGGCGGCACGTTTCCTGTTAAGAAAGTATTTGTGTCACGATTCGATGGTGGCAAGGTAATGGAAGCTGACTTTGCGCAGCTTGAGTTCCGTGCCGCTGCATTTTTATCACAAGATGAGGTAGCGATTGAAGAAGTATCTACTGGATTTGATGTACATGCATACACCGCTAAAGTTATTACCGATGCTGGTCAACCTACGTCTCGCCAAGATGCGAAGGCGCATACGTTTGCACCACTCTACGGCGCAACAGGATATGGTAGAACCAAAGCAGAAGCAGCGTACTACGAACACTTCAACAGCAAATACAAGGGAGTGGCAGCTTGGCATTCCAGATTGGCTAAAGAAGCTATAGAAACACAAAAAATAACAACGCCCAGTGGTCGTGAGTTTTCGTTCCCGAATGTGGTACGTAAGGCTAGTGGGCGTGTATCACACTTTACACAGATCAAGAATTATCCTGTGCAATCGTTTGCTACAGCAGATATTGTTCCTGTTGCATTATTACACATCGAGTACTTGCTAAAGGATATGAAATCATGTATAGTAAATTCAGTTCACGACAGTATTGTTATTGATATACACCCAGATGAAGAAGCACAGGTTATCAGTGTAATACAAGACACTAATGATAGACTACTTGAACTGATTACAATACGCTGGGGTGTAGAGTTTAATGTGCCTTTACTTTTAGAGGCAAAAATAGGTCCGAATTGGCTTGACGTTAAGGACATAGCATGATATAACTATGTCTCATTGTTTTTATGAAAGGAGAAATATATGTCACAACTTACGACTATCGACACAAACAACTATGCTGCTATGGCAAAGGCTATGGGCATTGCTAATGAAAAACCTACAGGTGCTGCTAGTAGTTCACTGGCACGACTGCGCATACACCATACCCCACTCATGGGTCCAGCAGAAGTAAACGGTAAAAAGGTTAATGTTGAAGTAGTGGAAGGCGGTTCTTACAAACTGGAAATTCCAGATGGCCCAACCTACTACGCTTCAGAAATTAAGATACGTCCGTTTCTACAGCGTTTCATGTACAAGCGTTTTGTGCAGGCTACAGGCAAATCCCCTAACCGTTATGTTAAGAGTGTTATGACTGATGACGCTAAACTTCAGTCTGACTTGAAAGACAATGATGGCGGGTTTAACTGTGGTAAACCGGCTGGGTACATCAAAGACTTCAAGGCATTACCAGAGAAGATGCAAGAACTGCTAAAGTCAATTAAGCGTGTTCGTGTAATTCTTGGTACTGTAGAGATGATTAACCCTACGGATGACAAAGGTAATCCAGTAGACGTGGATGAAACACCAGTAGTATGGGAAATTGACAATCGTGATGCATTTACTGAGTTAGGTAAAAGCTTTGCTACCATGACAAAGATGTCGTTACTTCCCATTCAACACGTCATCAATCTAAAATCTGATGAGCGTAAGATTCCTACAGGTGCATCCTACTACGTACCTATTGCATCTCTGGATGTCACCAAAGTACTTGAGGTTGAAAAAGAGCAGCACGACATGTTTGCTAATTTCCTTTCTTGGGTAGACAACTACAACACCTACATTCTAAACTCTTGGTCAGAAAAAGCTAATTCTAAAATGGAAGACGAGGATGTAGACGTAGTAGATGACATTGTTGATATTGTCATTGACGATGAGGATGCAGCATAATGAACCATCCCGCTGAACTAACACTGCATCAGTATATGACTGATGCGGTTCGAGGAGACAGTGCCATGACTGAGGCTACCATTCAACAGGTAGCTGCAGATGTAGCAAATGCTCTGCGTAATCAGTTTGGCAGCGGTAAAAAGCGGGGCGATTTCAGAATACGAATGTCTAATGTAGGTCGCCCCACTTGCCAACTCTGGTACGAAAAGAATAAACCAGAGGTAGCTATACCTATGCCAATTAATTTTATGATGAATATGATGATCGGAGACATTGTAGAAGCAGTGTTCAAAGGTCTTTTAAAAGAAGCAGGAGTAAAATACAATGATTCTGAAAAAGTCACTCTTAACCTTGGTACTACTAGTATTAATGGCTCATATGATATTGTCATTAACGATGCAGTTGATGATATTAAATCAGCTTCAGACTGGTCCTACCGAAACAAGTTTGAATCTTATAGTACCCTCGCAGCAGGAGACGGGTTTGGTTACGTGGGACAGCTTGCAGGTTATGCCAAGGCTTCCGGCAAACGTGCGGGTGGCTGGTGGGTAGTCAACAAGGCCAATGGTCACTTTAAATATGTGCCAGCCACAGGTCTTGACATGGATGCTGAACTTGCTAAAATTGAAAATACAGTAAAGACAGTAAAGGAGAACAAGTTTGAAAGATGTTTTGAACCAGTGCCTGAAACTTTTCGTGGCAAGCCCACAGGTAATAAAGTCCTCAATAACGGATGTAAATTTTGCAGCTACCGTTTTGATTGTTGGGATAGTCTTACTGAGCGTCCTGCTGTAAAGTCACAGGCTAAGAACCCGCCTACAGTTAGTTACATTGGAGATGTAATTGCTGCATAAGGCAAGGCGTATGGCTATAAAACATGGGTATCGCAGTGGGCTAGAACACAAGCTATCCATTTATCTTGATGAACACAAGATTAAATACGACTACGAGAATATCAAGATTGAATGGGAAGACCTAGCCTACCGCACCTATACCCCTGACTTTGTACTCGACAATGGTATCATAATTGAGACAAAGGGCAGGTTCATGGCAGCAGATAGGCGCAAGCATATCGCCATTAAGAAGCAGCATCCCAAGCTGGACATACGCTTTGTGTTTACTAACAGCAAGGCTAAGTTAAGCAAGGGTGCCAAGTCTTCATATGCAGACTGGTGCATTAAGCACGGCTTTAGATACTATGACAGGATTATTCCTGAAGATTGGTTGAAGGAGAAGGGCAAAAACAAGCATCCAAAGTTTATTAAGTTTGGCGGCACAAAAGTGAAAAGGAGATAACTATGAATATGATGGAGAAACTAGCTGAAGAAGTAAACGAGGAAGACTTCCTTATCCGTGTCAGGCCATTTGCAAATGACGATGGTAGGTGGTCAGGTGAAGTTGACATATCTATTATGGCTATGCCAGACAACCCTATGGATGACGAAGACTATTATCAGGTGATGCACTTTGCTAAGATGATGTGTGCTTCCGTTCCTGTAATGGAAGAAGTAGAAGAACTACGCAATATTGTACACGAATATGTAACAAAAGTTATTGACACGGAGATGGATATTGATGTAGAACTAGAGGAAGAAGCAGGTGTAGAAAAGACCTATGACGGTAACGTAGTACACCTATCCTTTAACACAAAGACAGGGGGTTCAGCATGAGACATGATGCATTTATGAAGAAGATGGAAGAAGCAGAACAGGCAGGCAAGGTGGCTTGGGGTAATGTTGATATGGTCAACAGTCCACCCCACTATAACCAGACAGGTATTGAATGTATTCATGCTATCTCTGCTGCCACTGGTGATGGGTTCAAGTATTATCTGCAGGGTAACATTATGAAATACCTGTGGCGTTTTGATTACAAAGACAAACCACTAGAAGACTTGAAGAAAGCACAGTGGTATCTTGACAAGTTGATTGAAGAGGTAATGGCAAGTGATAAGAGTTAAAATGTTTATTACCCTTGATATAGATGAAGAAGAATACCCTATCCCCGCTGATGGTCGAGTAGGTGAGGAGTTAGAAGACGGCATACAAGAATACTTCTATGACATAGAAGGTGCCACCATCAGAAACATTAGAACAGTAACGGAGTAAAGAGATGATTAGTAATACATTACCAACAGACTACCAAAACTTCATAGCACTTTCACGCTATGCAAGATGGAAAGAAGACGAACAGCGAAGGGAGACATGGGGTGAAACTGTCGCAAGATACTTTGATTATATGGCTGACCATTTGCTTAATAACAATGGCTATAAGCTACCAGATACACTGAGAGGTGAACTGGAAGAAGCTGTACTCAACCAGTCTATCATGCCTTCTATGAGGGCATTGATGACTGCTGGCCCAGCACTAGATCGCTGTCACGTAGGTGGATACAACTGTTCCTACGTGCCTGTAGATAGCCCTCGTGCCTTTGACGAGTCTATGTACATTCTTATGTGTGGTACTGGCGTTGGCTTCAGCGTTGAGCGTCACTGCATTGAGAAGCTACCTATGGTTAGCGAAGAGTTCCACGATACAGACACAGTAATTAAGGTAGGTGATTCACGTCCGGGTTGGGCTAAGTCACTCAAGGAATTGATTGCTATGCTGTACAGTGGACAAATACCTAAGTTCGATGTCAGCGAAGTACGCCCTGCTGGCGCACGGCTAAAGACTTTTGGCGGTCGTGCATCAGGTCCACAGCCCCTTGTTGAACTATTTGAGTTTTGTATTCAAAAGTTCAAGGGTGCAGCTGGACGTAGGCTATACCCAATCGAATGTCACGACATCATGTGTAAGATTGGTGAGGTTGTAGTTGTCGGCGGTGTACGCCGTAGTGCTTTGATTTCATTGTCTAATCTTAACGATGACCAGATGGCTCATGCTAAGTCAGGTCAGTGGTGGGAGAATGAAGGTCAACGTGCGCTGGCTAATAACTCTGTAGCTTACAAGACTAAGCCTGAGATGGGTACGTTCATGCGTGAGTGGTTATCGTTGTATGATAGTAAGTCAGGTGAGCGTGGCATATTCAATCGTCAGTCAGCTAAGAAGCAGGCAGAAAAGAATGGTAGACGTGAGACAGACCATGACTTCGGGTGTAATCCTTGCAGTGAAATTATCTTGCGTCCATACCAGTTCTGTAACTTGTCAGAAGTAGTAGTACGTGAATCAGACACTCTTGCTATACTGAAAGAGAAGGTACGACTAGCTACCATCTTGGGTACATTCCAAGCAACACTAACGAACTTCAAGTATCTGCGTAAGATTTGGCAGAAGAATACTGAAGAAGAACGCTTGCTTGGTGTGTCGCTGACAGGTATCATGGACAATAATCTGACAGCTACATCTGGTGGCAAACTAGAGACTGCACTTGAAATACTACGTGCAGAGGCAGTCATTGTTAACGAAGCAATGTCTAAGCAGCTTAAAATACCACAGTCTACTGCTGTCACATGTGTGAAGCCTAGCGGCACTGTGTCGCAGCTTACTGATGCAGCAAGTGGTATTCACGCACGGCACAATCCGTACTACATTCGTACTGTTCGTGGCGATAACAAAGACCCACTGACACAGTTCTTGGTTGCTGAAGGTATCCCAGCGGAGCCTGACGTAATGAAGCCTGATAGCACGACAGTGTTTAGCTTCCCAATGAAGTCACCTAACGGTGCGGTAACACGTACTCAAATGACTGCCATTGAACAGCTTGAACTGTGGCTTACCTACCAGCGTCATTGGTGCGAACATAAGCCTAGCGTAACAATTTCAGTTAAGGAAAATGAATGGATGGATGTAGGTGCTTGGGTATATGAACACTTCGATGAAGTATCTGGTATCAGCTTCCTGCCTTTCAGTGAGCATACATATCAGCAAGCACCTTATCAGGACATTGATGCTGAACAGTACGCTGAGTTCAAGAAGAAGATGCCTAAGAAAGTAGACTGGTCTAAGCTGAGTGACTTTGAGAAAGAGGACACAACTTCAGGTGGGCGTGAGTTAGCCTGTACTGCAGGGGTGTGTGAAATAGTTGACATCGCAGCAGCTTAGTGGTAAGTTAGTGTGGAAGCGTGGGGATGGTTGGATACAGTTCAATCCCCCACGTAGTCACCCTAGCTATGAAGAATGGCAGAAACTTAAACAGAAACAGAAGGAGAATGAAAATGAACGATGAGAACCGAATGATTACCATTGATGGTAAAGAGTACAACTTTGAAGAACTAGAAGATAACCAGAAGGCTATGGTTAATCATGTTGCTTCTTTGAACAACAAAATTGCACAAGCTAGGTTTGACCTAGACCAGCTTGCTGTAGCGCAGGATGCTTTCAGCAAAATGCTGGTATCTTCTGTAAACGAAACCCCAGAGGCGCAGCCAGAGGGAGAGTAACATGATTTTTGAAAGGTTTAAAGCTAACCCCTACACAGGTAATCCTATGTACTACAAAGATAACCCTGAAGCAGTACGTAAGCGTGACGCACAAAGGATGTATGTTAACGGTAAGGAGATTTCCAAGAAGCATCCACTACACAAACCCGGTCGATACAAATCACTAGACGATGCTTGGTCACATGATAAGATTGAGAGCATTGACGAAGGTGAAGTGTACATCATTGTGAATACTGCGTGGCCTGAGTGGGTAAAGGTTGGTAAAGCAGTTAACTCTGATGACAGACTAAACGGCTACCAAACGTCTTCACCTTTTCGTGATTACAAAGTAATAGCAAAACTTCAAGTAAACAACAGACATGAAAAAGAAAAGGAAATGCATAAAGTCTTTGAACACTTTGCTGAAGAACGTAAGGGTGAGTGGTTTAAGATTGACAAGGTTACAGCGATTAAACTTTTCAATTACCAAATTAAAGGAGATAAAGTTGCGGCGTAATGGACTAAGTAAGTATGATGCACCACTACGCATCCAGTTTGAGTGGGGGCAGGAAGCATTTCAAAAGGGAAAGTTAACCTGCCCCATTGATCCAAATACAATGCAGGCAAGAGAATGGCAGAGAGGATGGAATGATGCCTACCATGTGAATTTACAGAAAGTAAAACGCAATGAAGAAGCTAGAACAAGAAGTTAAACAGTGGATGAAGGAGAAACAAATGAGTGGCATTACAGCGGCACTATACCAGCAAAAGGCTTGTGAGACAGCCATCTTTCCAAAAGAAACAGCCCTAGCGTACTTGACGTTAGGACTGTCTGGTGAAGCAGGTGAGATTGCTAACAAGGCTAAGAAGCTGATACGTGATGGAGATAACCCAGCTAAACGTGCAGAGATTACGAAGGAGTTAGGTGATGTCTGTTGGTATATTGCTGTACTAGCACAAGAGTTAGGAGTTAACCTTGGTAGAGTTATGGAAGATAATCTGGAGAAACTTGCAGACAGGAAA